TCCCGTAACCGATATGCGGGATGTTGACACCTTCAACACTTAAAAGTCGGGAAGTATCCCTGATTCTGCCTGCCATTTTTCTGTTGCTCTCGCTTCCACGTTTGCAGCACCATCAATTTTTCTTGGTTGGATACCGTCGTCACGTAATCGTTTGTATGCGTCTAGATCCTTTTCTAGCACACGATCCTTTTGTGCGATGGTTGCCGACCGTGAGGAACCTGTACGGGTGGGCATAAGTTCTGCACTAAATCCGACTGCTGAAACTTTGCATCCGAAACAACCCTCGACATCCAGGTTTGGATGTGTCTCTTGATGTTTGATCACGTTATGTAACTCCCGTATCCTGCTGCTGTTAACGATGCTACTTCGGTAGCATCCACTTCAATGTCGTGTCCACCGTAGTACACCTTGATCACGGTAGCCATGTTTGATGGCTGGTTCTCTGTGTAGGACAGGTTGGTGAGTTGGTATACGTTACGGCCACGGGCTGTGGGTTGACGGTGTTTGGCTAACCTGTTGGCGAGGCGTTGTTCTTCGGATAGACGGTTTCCTTTGATGTCGAAGTCTGCCAGTACAGGTGTCACAAAGTTGTCGGTTGGTGTACGAAATATTGCCATCAGGTTATGTATGCTCCGAATCCGTCTGCTGTGAGTTCTTCTTGTTCTGCTGGTGTTAGGAAGTGGTCGCGCCCACCATGCCAAAGTTTTTTGACTTGACCTAGATCGCGTTGATCAACAATAGTGTAACTGTTGTCTGTGAGCTTGTATAGGTTTCTTGCTCGAACATTGGTTTTGATGTAGGCACCTAACCGGTTGGCTCCGTCTTTGTCGTTGAAGAATCCTCCGACGTATTGGTAGTTGTATGGGACACGGAAGATGTGGGATTTGTCCCATTCGGCTGTTTGTGTTCCTAAACCTGTACCTGTGCAGGCTCTGAGTAGTCCTCTGATGCTTGTCGCTGTTTGTGTTCCTGTTCCTGTGCCTGTTGCTGTACGGATGCCCGTGACGATACGTGTGGCGGTTTGTGTGCCCTGACCTGAGCCTGTAGCGGTTCGTGGTGCAACATGTAGTCCGAGTGTGGTGGATGTTCCTAAGCCTTCACCTGTTGCTGTGCGTAGTTTTACGATTACACGGTTAGCGGTACCGTCACCTACGCCTGAACCTGTGGCGGTTCTTGCAGGGTTGATGTTCCATTCGGCTGTGTCGGATGTGGTTGCGCCGCCTGCACCGAACGCTGTACGTAGTAGACCGACGACGATGCTGTTGTTGGATGTTCCTAACCCGTCGCCTGTGGCTGTGGTGGTGAGGGTGGTAAAGAAGTTTTGGGTGGCTGTTTCTGTGCCTTGACCTGTGCCTGTGGCTGTGCGTTCGATTGCAGACTGGTTGTAGATTGCACCTATTTGGTTGTAGGTGTATCCTGTTTGGTTATAGAGGGTAGCCATTTGCTACCTACGGAATCCCAACTACAGTCAATTTTCGGAAATCGTAACTTCCACTAGCAGACACGTTGCATCTGTATTGCATAGTAAAAATGTTTGAACCAGCAGTTAAGCCCGTTAAAAGATATGTCACGGATGACATTGTTGCAGTTGAAATAGCCCCAATGGTCGCAGAGTTTGCGTCAGCGGCAGCCACAGTTGTTGCACCAGATACAGCACAACCAACAAAATGATAATTGCCAGCAGAACTTATACGAGCAGAAATTGTTACCAATGCTTTGGTTCCTGTTTGCACGGTAACGGTTGGGTCTGAACCTGCCGAAGCAGCGAAAGCGGTACCACTAGGGTTGTTTACGGAAGCATCTTGGGTTGATGATTTTGGTGTTATGCAAACCCAAGCAGAACCATTGTAAACAAGAAGTGTGTCTGTGTCAGTCTCATAAATCATTTGACCTTCAAACGGCACAGCAGGGCGAGTAGACGACGTACACACACCAGGTTTAATAATCGATTGCGCACCAACAACAGAACTAAGAGGCATCAGACTCTCCTAACGGTGGTGTCGGTTCAGGTAGCAAAGCGATTTCTTCGGCAGTCAATTCCCGTGTAACAGTCACGCCAGTAATGGCATCGTGAAAAGTTCCGTATAGTGGTTCCATAGGTTATGCCTTCCTGTATCCATAGACGGTGATTGTTCCACCTGTGATAGTTGAACTAACTGGAGTCACAGTAAAAGCAGTAAATGATGTCGCTACAGCATGGATGCCCTGGTCCCATGTTGCTTGTGTTGTCTGTAGTGCGCCTACTGCGTTCATTTGCGTATATTGAGCAAGAAATGGATTTTGTAAATCAACAACAAAACCAGCACTTATTGTATTTCCACCACCAATATATTGCCATGCTGCAATGTTGGAACCGCCTGCCGCCCCAGTTGTACCAGTATAATTTACATAAGTAAGACCTTCGTAATATCCCGTAACAGACGAACCTAAAGTCATGCCAAATCTTTGTGCAGCAGACATTGTACCGCCTGCATAAATAATGCGGTAGTTGTCATAAGTTGCTGAAAACGCACCACTTACGGTAACGCTAGAAACGCCCGTGCCAACAGTTGCACTAGTTATGTATACCAGCCCTGAGTTACCGACAGCGGTACCACCCGACACCTGCTGCCAAGCCGACCCACCATAAATGTAAGTCAAATCGGTATCAGTTTCGTAAATCATTTGACCTTCAAACGGTGTCACAGGTCTGTTAGACGAAGTACAAACGCCTGGTCGAAGCCCTTGTGTAGTAGCAGAAATAGTCATTGGGTTGCCTTAATAATGTAGTTCAAAACAATCGTTGGCTGCGTGTTCAAATGTGCGCCACCACCACCTGTGCTTTGGTTAGTGGCAGTTCTTTGGTCTGCTGTCCATTTTGTTGAGTTTGAGTCAGCGGCAACTCTGTTAAAAATAGAACGAACATAATCAGGTGTACCACCCTCACTTGAACCTAAGTTCAAACCTGCTGTACTAAATAATTCGTGACCGTGAGCGTTCTGTGTGTGAGTGTGACTAGGCATTTCAGCAGAAGTCATCGTATGCGTCTGTGTACCACCAGTAGCACCCAAAGTATTAGAAGCAGACAACACCGTACTCGTCAAACGAGAAGCAGCCGTACCACCCATGTTGTCAACACCAGCAATAGCACGACCACGCATATCAGGAATATTGAAAGTCGTAGAACCATCACCCGAACCATAAGTTGTACTCAACGCAGTGAACAACGCAGAATACTCTGTACGAGAAACAGCCTGCCCGTAACACATCAACCAGCCAGAAGGAGCAGTAACACCAGCAAACGCCGACACAATGCCAGCAGGCACCTGAGTCACATTACCCAAACCGACAGACAAACCCATAACTAGTTGGTCTTTTCCCAACCGACAACCGTAACCGTCACCTTAGAAGCCGTATCCGACAAACCCTGCAACGTCTCACCAGTCAACAAAACTAGTGCCGTATCCCAAACCATCACATCATTCGCACCAATAGGCAACCCAGACATAATACGATTCGCTGCCGTAGCAGCAGAACCAATAGCCAAAGTCACAGTACGGTCAACCGTATCCGTGTTACAAATAACAATCTGCTTAATAACCTCAGTAACACCCGAAGCCGCAGTACAAACAGTCGTAGTCGAAGTACCCAACTGAACAGGACCACCCAACCTAGATTCAACTCTGTCACCCGATGCCATACTACGCTCCTACATCCATCAAAATAATTGCCGCCAAAACATCCGAGTTCAACGGTTTATTAACCTTATAATCCAAACTAGAAACAACAGCCGAAGCAGTCACACCCACTTTAGCCTGCAACGCCTCAACAGCATCATTCACATCAGCATGCTGGTCAGCGTGAGAAGGACTCGTCAACGCATCCGTAGAAAGCGGATTAGTCAACGCATCAAGCGAAGAAGGAAAACCTGTTGCCACTAAGGGCTACCTTCCTAGTCCAGCGTCAACGTAAGAGACGTGATTTGAAAAGTATCGCCAGCAGTCACAGCCGCCGTAGTAGCCAAAGCACCCGACCACAAAGCATTACCAGCAGTAGACGCATCCCACAAAGACCAATGCGAATAAGTTTCAGTAGTCGAAACGTTAGTCCACTCAATCGTTCCAGAAGTCACAATAGAACCCGAAGCAGCAGTAGCCCACGCAGCAACCTTACGAGTCGCCTCAACAGCCGCATTAGAAGTAGCAGCCTCACCAGGATCACCCAAATGCAGTTTCACATACACGTTCGTAGGCATAGTCCACGCAGTTTTACCTGTCGTGTGTTCCAGAATTTTTAACTCTGCATAATTGGAAATAGACATACAAACCTTTCGACAAAAACATCATACACCAAACAAAAAGTGGGGCGGCACCGAGGTCGAGGGGAACCTGGGCCGCCCCACACTTTGGGGTAACTAACGCAACTTAATTAAGAAGCGTTTGCACCAATGCTTGATGCGCCTTCAATACGACGCAACGAGGCTTCGCGGAAGCGACCGTAGCCACCCAACCAGTACCAACCGATTGGATTGAAACGGAGCAAACTGTCCACGACAGGACCACGAACAACCTTCGGAACAACACCGTTGCCATCGATTGCTGAGTAAGCCTTCGCCAAAGCCTGACGGCCCATGATCAAAGTGCTGTACACGTCAATGATTCCAGTTGTGCTGGTACCGTTCGATGCGTTGGCATTCAAAGGTGCGCGTGGAGTCTCAATGAAACGAACCGACTCAAAAGTGCCGATTTCGCCATTGTAGATACCTGCGGTGTCCACGTTGACATGAGGTGCATTCCATGCAGCGTTACCGG